CGCGTGGCTGTCCTTTCCCCTCGCCAGTACTACAATTTGATTCAGGGTATCAACAGCAACGGTTTGATTAACCGTGATGAGACTGGTGGTTCCTTGCAGAATGGTAACGGCATCATCTCGATTGCTGGTATCAAGATCTTCAAGTCGATGAACATCCCCTTCCAGGGTAACTACGGTGTTAAGTACGCTAGTGCTAGCAAGACTGTTGATCGCAAAGGTGACTTCGTTGAAGTCGGTATGGAAGATGCTCGCAACCGTGACGTTGATACCGATGCTGGTACTGCTGGCACTCAGTCCGCTGAGAACGGTGGTATTCGTAATGACTACGGTAACTCCACCGACTTTGCTGGTTCCTGCGGTCTGATCTTCCAACGCGAAGGTGCAGGTGTTGTTGAAGCTATTGCTCCTCAAGTCCAAGTGACCAGTGGTGATGTGTCCGTCATCTACCAAGGTGATGTTATCCTCGGCCGCTTGGCTATGGGTTGTGACTACCTGAACCCCGCTGCTTGCGTTGAGCTGCACACTGGTACTGCTGACTCTCAGTTCGGCACTGCCCAGACTGCAACTAACAACGCTGGTTATCAGTGATATCTCTTTATCTTTAAACCTACGGGGGAGCTTCGGCTCCCCTTTTTTTTATTCATACGACAGACATGCCCTTTCCTACATATGCTGTGTCCACCGAACTGGACGCTGTAAATCAAATACTTAGCAGTGTGGGACAGGCTCCTGTCACCACTCTGGACCTGCAAAACCCTGAAGTATCTATTGCTGTTAATACTCTTCGTGAGCAAAGCAAGCAAGTACAACTTGAGGGGTGGTCATTTAATACTGAACGTAAGTATGAATTGGTCCGCAACTCAACCACTAATGAGATTGCATTTCCTCCTACCGCATTAGCACTTGATGCTAATGTTGAATATCACCAAGATAGGTATGACTTAGTTAAGCGCAGCGGCAAGCTGTATGACAAATACAAGCATACCTTTACTTTTTCAGAAGACCTCAAAGTTGATGTCCTTTGGTACTTTGACTTTCAAGACCTACCTGCTGCTATACAAGAGTATGTAACCGCAAAGGCTGCACGTATGTGTGCAACCAAGATGGTGGGTGACGCACAACTAAATCAACTTCTACAAGAACAGGAAGCTACTACCCGAGCAGCTGCAATTGAGGAAGAGTGTCAACAAGGTGATTACTCCATGTTTGGTTTCCAAGATGGAGAGAATTACTACACAACTTATCAACCATTCCAAGCTCTCCGTAGGCAATGAGTACAGTCTCCCAATCAATTCCAAACCTTCTATCTGGTATTTCGCAACAGCCCGATAGCAGGAAACGTCCTGGACAACTTAAAGATGCAGTCAATGCATTCCCTGACTTTGCTCTAGGTCTACTCAAACGACCGGGAGGCAAGTTTGTTGCGAACCTACCTAACGCCACAACTACTGGTAAGTGGTTTCCAATTCTTAGGGATACCTTTGAAAAATATATTGTTCAATATGACGGTAATCGTTTTCATGTTTGGGACCTTGCAGATGGAGATGTACGTGCTGTTGACATGGGCTCAGCTCAAGGCAGCACAGCTGGTAGCTGTTTGATTGCTGATCAACTTACAGCCGCTAACAACTACAACACTGCTGTCGCTGCTACTGCTACTGCGTTAACTGCTTTGCAGGCAGCTGAAGTCCAACTGGCTTTAGCTACTGCTGCACAGTATCCAACTACTGAAAGTCTGTTTGAATTTAGGTATGACTACAACACAGATGTAGTTGAACAACTGCACAGCGGTGTCGCTGAGAACGCTGATGGTGTTTACTTTGTCAAAGACAATGGGACAGTAGTTTCTGTTGCAACAACTCTACCAGCAAACTATGCACTAAGCACTGAGCGAACCAGTGAGCATCCTTTGATTGCCAGTACTGGTTTCCGTGTATATGAGGTTGAAAAAACTACAGCTGCTACAAACAGTCCTGTACTAACAACTGAACAAGCTGATTACAACACCGCTAAAACAGCTTATGACAATGCTGTCACAGCAGAAGCTACCGCTAAAACAGCCTTAGACACACAACGCACTAACTGCGCTATTGCAGTAATTGACTCTAATGCCTATCTGGCAGGTGCCAATCCAGAGGATATTGAATTACTCACTCTGAATGATTCAACGTTTGTACTGAACAAAAAGAAGACGGTAGAACTGACTAACAACACAACCCATACAACAGGTTTGGATGCAAACCGTGCACAGGTAGTCATCAACATTGCGAGTAACTCTACTAACTATGAAGTACTACTCACGCCGCAGGGTCAATCAACATTACCCCCGTTTACCACTACATCGTCATCTTCTGGTGCAAGTGCTGACAGTATCGCAGATGCTTTGGCAACTGCTATTACTGCCAATGCTAATTTTACGGCAACACAAGTGGGTGCTAGTGTGTATATTACTAGCCCTAATCCTTTCACTGTAGAGACACGGGGTGGTTCTGCAGAGTCTGCAATCTTCGCGCTAACAGATACTATTGGCAACATCGCGCGTTTGCCTCTTCAAAGTAAAAATGGATATGTAGTCAAAGTTGTTAATGCTGAAGACATTGATATCGATGACATGTATGTCAAGTTCACTACTGACGGTGGTGGGGACTTTGGTACTGGACAGTGGGAAGAATCCACTGCTCCTGGTATTAAATACGAATTTGATCCCCTTACTATGCCACATAGGTTGGTTAGGGAATCAAACGGTACATGGACTTTCAGTTCAATTAATTGGGATGATCGACTTGTTGGTGATGACAATACCAACCCGGCACCTAGCTTTGTAGACAACGAGATCTCTCATATCTTCTTTTACAGAAACCGTATGGGTTTCTTGTCTGGACAGAATGTAGTACTCAGTAAAGCCGGTGATCTTTTTAACTTCTGGAATACATCAGCACAGACGGCTACCAATGATGACCCTGTAGATATCTCAGCAGCAGGTAAGAGACCGGTGTTCCTCAATTATGTGGAACCAACTGCTGTGGGTTTGGTTCTTTACTCAACCACTGAGCAGTTCCTACTCTCAACCGACTCTGACATTCTCTCTCCTCGAAGTGCAAAGGTTAATACCCTTAGTGCTTATGAGGCTGATGCAAGTGTTGAATCCGTGAGCCTTGGTACAACCCAAGCATTTGTCTCCAAAACACCTCTATACACACGTCTGTTTGAGCTTAACGATATCTCTACAGAACAGCCGCCATTGATGGCTGACGTGACCGCCACGGTGCCTGAACTTATTCCATCAAGTATCGACAGCATGGTGGCTTCACCGGCTCTCTCTATTGTCTCTGTAGGACAAACAGGTGCCTCAACTCTTTATCAGTATCGATTCCTCGCTGAATCACGTGAAAAGCGTTTGGTTCAATCCTGGTACAAATGGGATCTAACAGGCACACTGCTTACCCAGTTCTTTGACAGCAGTACTTTGTACGCTGTTGTTGCTAACGGTTCTGATGTATACATCCAGTCATTTGACATGACTCAATCTAGCGAGCAGGGTTTCTTGACACTGCCTACTGGAGAAAAGACTGATGTGTGTCTGGATTTGTTTGTCACCAACCCACACCGTACATATGATGCGGCCACAGATAAAACAACGATTGAGTTGCCTTTTGATAATGTTGGCACTCAAGATCTAAGTATTGTCATTTTAGGTGATTTCGGGACAGTCATAACAGTTAAATCAACTGACATCACTGGCAGCGCTGGTGCAAAGATTGTGCAAGTACCTGGAGACTATAGAGGCGTCAACATGGTTGTGGGCCATGACTACATCATGACAGTTGATTTGCCCAAGCTGTTTAGATATAGAGTTAATAATAATCAAGTTACTAACGATGATGTATCAAGTTTGATCATTCATCGACTGAAAGTAAAGACTGGTTTGAGTGGTCCTGTTGATTACAAGATCTCTATCACTGGTCTCAATGACTGGACAAACACCGTGAGTGTTACCCAGCCTAATCAATACCAACTAAACAACGTAAACATGCAAGCAAGCTCTACTCACGTTGTTCCTATCTTCCAACGCAACGAGAACCTTGCTATTCGGATCATCGGCAATACGCCGTTCCCCGTATCCCTACTTGGTTTGGACTGGGAAGGAAAGTTGAACCAACGTTTTTACAGGAGGGGTTAAATGGTATACATTCCGCCAGAACTGGTATTTGCTGGTGTCCAAGCTGGTCTTGGTTTCTTTGGCGATATGTCCGGCAGAGAACAGCAAGAGCGTCAGCAACGTGAACAACTTAAGTTCCAGCGCAGGAAACAGCAAAGAGAAGTACGCCGTACTAATGAAGGCATTGATAGACAGAATGCCTTTGCTGGCATTGTAGATAGAATTAGACAACGCCAGGCAGCACAAAATAAGCAATTCGCTACAGATGCTGCTAACCGAGCTTGGCTTGGTGGTGCCATCAATAGAGATCGACAGCTCACTTCTCTAGCTTTTGATCGAAGCGATAGGCAGGCTCAGTTGTTACAAGCTGTAGGTGCAGGTAATGCAGCTATGGAAGGTGACAACCGAGCTGGTAGGCGTGCATTCATGATGGATACATATGGCAACTTTGGCCGTACATCATCACGTGACAAGCTACGCATTAGTGACATCAATGCTGATGAAAGGCTCGCTGCTGCTGATGTACGCGGTCAACTAGCAGCTAGGCATGCAGCTGAGGATGCGCGTGTAGCTATCCCAACGATGAGGCGACGCCATGTACAAATGGGTCCAATGGCAAGCATGCCTAGGGCTAACTATGGGATGCAAAACTTCTTCTCAGGAGCTAACCATCTAATGGGAGCTATCGGTACATATGACAGTTTAGCACCTAAAGGTAAAAAACTATTCCCACAAGGTTAATGGCAAAGATTGAACGTAAGAATTTATATCAGCCGCAACAAGTAAGCCAAGGCTTTAACCCCCAACAAGCGCCTGATTTAACTTCACTCCTACGGGAGAACAATCAAATAATGGAACGTGATATCGAAGCCCAAGAAAGGGTTGACGATATGATGTTTGACAATGAAGAGCAGATGATGAATCTGCGTCATGAATTAGAAAACAGAGAGTTTGAGCAACTCCTTTCATTCAGTCAGAAAGGATTGGAGTTTGCAACTAATGTCCGTAAGGGACAGATTGAAGATGAAAGGGCAGAAGCTTCTGCTTTGTTCTACGAAAATATGAGCGCTGTTGGTTCAGCTGAGCAGATGCACGATGAGGCAAAAGCTGAGCTGGATGGAATGCGTGATTCAGATAATGAGCTAGCCAACGTTGCATTCCAGAAGGGTGCACCGTATGACATTGTTCGCCGCATTCGGAATCTATCTGAACACGGTAGAGCTGCATACATGGAAGAGATGGCTTTGAATGCCGGCTCTATGTATCGCCAGTTCCAAGATGATCAGCTTGCCTCTAACCAAGGCACCATCATGCTTGGCAATACCGAGGTTCAGTTAAATGATCCACAAGACATTCCTCAGTTTACTGGTGTACTCGCACACAACCGTAAGGAATTTATCAAGCAACTAGGTATCTCTGGCATGAGTGCCGGCTTGCAGGCTAAGGCTTTCAAGCTGATGTACGAACAGGATGCCAAGCTTCTCAATGAGTTTCAAACCAATTACAACATTGATAAAGGTGAGGAGGATCGGCAGACCACTATTGAATCAGTCAAAGTTGGTTCTCTGTCTGCACAGCAAGGATTAGATCTACTTGCTAACACACCTGGCAAGAACGGCAAAGGATCTTATGGCTATAAAGAAGCCCACAAACTCTACATTGAAGAAGCTGTAGATCTTTATCAGCGAGACCCTATGCGGGCTGACTCGATGATGGAAGAGTACGGTGAGCTTGAGTTGAACGGTCGTAAGTTCAAGGATATCCATGATGACAAGATCCTTGACTATCACACTAAGAAGCGTGAGGAAAGTGAAAAAGCTTTCAAGGCATACGACAAAGACAATGCTCGTCAATTGAAGCAACGTCAGCAAGCAATCCTTACTGCTGCTTTGCAAAACCCTAACTTCACCAAGGCTGATGCCGACAACGAGATCAGGGAGTATTTGAAAGAGGCTGTACGCCTACAGCAACCTGCTGTAGTACCTAAGGCTCTAGAGAATATGTGGCAGAACCTCAGTGCTGATTCTGAGAAGATTGAGTCGATGATGCGTGAGCAGGAGAACAAGAAAAATGCTTATGCACTTGATCCTGAAGAACTGCAATACCTGCCTCCTCAAGTACGTGATAAGTACATGAAGGAAGCCCAGGCTCAGCAGAAAGCACGCCTAGGTGATCTTGATTCTTTCCTTGATGCAGCTAATGACTTCATTACCAAGCATCCCATGGTTGCTGCTGGTAAGGGTTTAGAAGGTGCTGGCATCAGTAAGTTGATTGCAGCTGACTTTAAAAAGCTAATCCGTCAGGATGTGATTAATGGGTTACGTGATGACCCTAACGCTAGTCCTCGAACTCTCGCAGAGCAGTCACTAGCTAAACACACAGCTACTTTTGAAAAAGGTATTACCGATCCAAACAGCCGTTACTACATCGGTGATGGTACTGGTGGCAAGATCTTCACCAAGTATCTCCCAGAAGCTGGAGACTCTGTATCTAATCAACTTCAAGCTCTGGAACGTGCAACTCGCCTGAGGCAACGTGTAGCTAATGAAGGTATTACGGCCCTTGATGACAAATTACTTGTAGCAAATACATACGAGGAACTGAAGCAGCAAGTCAAAAACTACAGGCGAACTGGTGTTCTGCCTGCTGCAACTATCTCACTTGCCAGTACATATAACTGGGATCCGTTTGAAGTATTGAATCGTCAGATCGGTGTTTTTAATAAGTATCAACAAGGTGATAAATTGGACGCAATTGAAGTATTCCACCAATCACAGCAAGAGGTGACAAATACCCTCCGTAATGCTGTGAAATTCGTAATGCGTGGACAAGGAAATCAAACAATGGTTGATCGGTTGACTAACGACCGTTGGCCTGTTCGTTCTGCACTTGCACAGGTTATGCCTGCTAAAGGTGGTCTACAGGGATTGACTCCCCAGGACTACAGAGACCTTGCTTATGTTGTTTCTGCTGAAGCAGCTCGTGGTACGAGTGATATCTATGCAGTTGCTGCTTCCGTGCTGAACCGTGTGGCTGATCCTCGCTTCCCCAACACGGTGCGTGAGGTGATGATGCAAGACAAACAGTATGAAGCTGTCACTATTGGTAAAGCATACGACGATCCTGAGTTAGAAGCAGAGCTTTCTAGCGAGAACGGACAACGAATGATTGTCGGTATGTTGCGTCGCCTACAAGGTAGGACTGATTTTAAAGGTGTAACCCAACGCCACAACATGGGACCTGGAGATGTGCTTGTAGATAGTACAGGTAACTTCTTCCATTATTCAGGTCAAACTCTTGGCAGCGGTCCTTGGACCGGAGAAAAGCCAACACACTATATGAAGTTTATTAGCCAAGAATAATGAATGAAGAAGAAATCCCTGGTTTGCCAGATGAAGATCTATTGAATGATCTTGCAGATGATCAGGCTGCACGGACTGCTGAACTAGAAGCACAAAAACAAAACCTAGAAACTCCTAATCAAGACCCTCAGCCTGCACAAGCCAAGGCTGAAACACCTGCACCTAAATCAGAAGAGCAGGAAGAAGAAGAAGGTGAAAGCAATACTGTTCTCGACACTGCACAGACAGCTGCTGAGTTTGCACTTGCTGTCCCTACTGGAGCTGTTGACTTTGCTGTTGATGCAATCAACCTTGTTCCTGGTGTAGAGATTCCCAAGATCCGTGACTTTGAGAATAACTTTGCTAGCGCTATCCGTGAGATCTCATCATTTGTAGTTCCTAGCATTGGTACCGCTGGAGCTGCTACCGCTGCTGGTAAGGCAGCACACGCCAAGGTTGCCTGGCAGTTTGGCAACAGGAAGCTAGTCAAGCTGTTCTCTAACGCTGGTATCAACGTTGGTACTGGTGCAGCCGTTGACTACATCAACAGTGCATCACAAGAGGGTGACAACCTGGCTGGTGTGCTGAAGGAGATGTTTCCTAAGACTTTCCACTGGATCAGCAATGACTGGGCAACGCTGGATGGTGATGCACCAGAAGTAAAGCGTGCCAAGAGTATTGCTGAGGGTGCTGGCTTTGGTGTTCTCTCTAGCTTGCTGGAAGCGTCAGGCACGTTTCTACGTGCTGTACGTGGTACCGAGAAGAAGACTCGCCTTGTTGCTGGACCTGATTCCTCTAAGGCTCTGTTTGATGAGCTGGAGCGAGCCAAGTTCGATAAGAACACTCCAGAGGATGTGTTTGGTGACTCGATTAAAAGCCAAGAGGAAGCACTGGATGAGATTGGTGCCTTCCTGTTGAGCAAGCAACGTGACCTAGCTGAGCCTGTCCCCATCGTTGGGGTACATGATGCCTTCACTGAAGCTGAGTCTGGTGTACGGACTGCTGATCCCGGCGGAGTGCTAGGTGCTGCTGTCGATGCTGCACGCATCAAAGGCAACATTGATACTTCCTACGGACGCTTGGGCAGCATCATTACTGAAGCTGCGCGTAAGCACGGTCTAGAAGCGGATAACCTCACCAAGCGCTCTGTCGTTAATCAGATTGTCAAAAACATCAAAGCAGGTGGCAAGTACACCGCAGAGCTGCCTTCTGGTAAGAAGCTTAGCTTTGAACAGATTGATGAAGCTGGTACTGAGTTGGCAGAGATCCTGATTGATCCTCGTATGGATACAGGGATGCTGAAAGCAACTCTTGATGAGTTCAAGGATATGACTGCTGAAGCCGGTAAGAAGCTTACCCAAACTGGCTACAACGCTGTCATGAAGTCAATTAAGCAATACCTTGATGACTACGTGAATATGGATTCAGCTAAGGCTGCTGCCTATCTCGTTACTTCTGAAGCGGGTCAGATTTCTGACATTGCTGAGGGTGCTCGCTACATGGAAGGAACTGAAGCTGTAGGTAGAGCGCAGGAACAGATCCTTGACCGTATGGAGTATCTGATGGTTGAAAAGGGTGTCGCTGCTAACTACTGGGGTACTGCTCTTAACTACCTGAATACCTACAAGCGTTTCAGCAACGATCCAAGGCTGCTTGCTGCATCTGGTGGTAATCCTTTGGATGACACAGACGAAGCTCTCGTTCGTATTGTCAGCCGTGCAAAGAACGCTATTGAGTCCCTGCGGTATATGTCCGCAGAGCGTCCTCAGTTCCTTGTGCCGCTGCAGATGGCGTACGAATTTTCTGACGGCAACATCGACACGATGTACAAGCTGCAGAACTTCATTCATGAAAGCCTGCCGAACGTGAGGAAAGCGTTCCTTGACTTCCAGCCCGAGATTCCTAACCAGATCATGCAGGGTGTGTGGAGCAACATCTATAACTCTGTCCTGTCTTCGACTGTTACTCCTACTAAAGCTGGTGTAGCTAACGTCGGTGGATTAGTTGCCAAGCCAATTACCACTATGGTCGGTGCAATGGCGCGAGGTGATTACAAGACCATTCGCCGGGCTTCTTATCAATACGCTGCAATGAGTGACACGTTCACCAAAGCTATGAAGCATATGGCTTTTGTGTTTGGCAAGGCATCCCGTGATCCAAACAGCGTTTCTTACATTGTGCGTGATGACATCGTTACCAAGAACGAGGAAACGATGCAGCTTTTGAAAGCTAGTGCTGAAGCCTATGTCAAGGAAGGCGAGCACGGTCCAATGATGCTTTTTAATATTGCAGAGACACTTCAAGATTTAGGTAACAACCCTATTCTTCGATTTGGTGCCAATGCAATGACTGCATTGGATGGATTCACACGTTCAGTGCTTGCCAGCATTGAAGCCCGCGGTCGTATTTATGACGAGGTTTACTCTAAAGGCGGTCCTATTCCTACAGAGAAGATGATGAAAGAAGCCGCTGATAAGTACTACGCAGAGATGTTCGACAAGAACGGCATGATTACAAATAGTGCCGTTGAGAATGCCAGCCGTGAGATCGCACTGAACCTTGATACAGACAACGTAAAAGCCCTATCCAACCTTGTAAGCCGTGTCCCTGCGATGCGTGCTTTCATCATGTTTCCGCGTACATCTGACAACGTTATTCAGATGTTTGATAAGTACAGCCCATACTCTCTGTTTACCAAGAACTACAACAAGCTCGCCTATGGAAAGCTTGATGACATTGCTGGTGATGACCTGAAGAAGCTTGCAGCTGATATGGGTATCCCAGAGGATGAGCACATGGTTACCAAGCTGCACCAGCTGAAGGCTGAGGTACTTGGACGGAAAGCCGTGGGTACTGCGGCTGTGATGAGTGCTGGCTTCCTGTTTATGTCAGACCGCCTGCGTGGCAGAGGTCACTATGACAAGGAAGTACAACGCACACGGGGTAAGGACTGGGTTCCCCAAACCGTCCAAGCGCCTGATGGTCGTTGGTATGACTACAGCTGGATGGGTCCTGTCGCTGACTGGATCAGTCTGACCGCTGACATCTTTGACAACGCCGACACTCTTGATGAGTTCTCTATGGAGCAACTGCTCCGTAAAACCACCTTTGTCCTTGGTGGCAGCCTGACCAACCGCTCCATGTTTGCAGGGGTTGAACCCATGTTTGACATGTTTGCTGCTGGTAACCCTGGTGCCTGGCGCCGCTGGGCTGCAAACTTCGGTAGCAGTCTCGTTCCTTTCTCTGGTGCACGTAACCAGCTGGGTCAGCTTCTGGCTCCTGGTGTGTACGAGCTTGAGAAAGAGCTTGGTGACAACATCAAAAACCGCAACCGCTGGTATGGGGTACTGAACCCCTCTGCTGCACTGCCTAAGTCCTATGACTGGCTTGATCGCCGACAGGTAGGCAACAACGGTTTCTGGTCAAACATCAACAACGCCTTCAATCCAATGAAGGTGGCTGATGGTCTGAGTGATGAACGTCAGTTCCTGATTGACGTGGAGTATGACTCCCGCCCTACATTCTTTAAGTCAACCAAAGGTATTGAATACACCGCTGAAGAAAGAAGCGAATTATTCCGTTTGATGAGTGAGTCCGACACGTTGAGAAACGGTCTGCGTTTCATTATGAAGCGTAAGCCTGCTAAAGAGTTCCGCAGGCAGGTTCACGAACAACGAATTAACAACGGCAACAGAATTGATCAAAAACTCTGGAACCGAGTACACGCCGACATTACAGCTGTTATGAGAGCTGCACAGCGAGAAGCAGAGTTGCACTCTGACTTCCAAGCTGTCATCGCCCAACGTCAGTTCCAAACAGGAATCAATAGTGTTAGACAAGAACAAGGAAAAGCACCCATTTTCCAACTGGAAAACCGCTAACTTATTAAAGGCAAATGTCCCTTATTACTGAGAATACTGCATCAGGGAATGGTTCAAACCCGAACTTCCCCTTTACATTTGAATATGTCAAAGAAAGCGACGTTTATGTTTCTGTAGACGACGTTGTAAAAACACTAAATACACACTACACATTTGCTCCTAACACTAGCTCCGTTACTTTTCTCCCGGCTCATATCCCGGCTAATGGAGCTGCTGTACGAATCTTCCGAGACACCAGTATTTCAACTCCTTCAGCTGAGTTTTTTCCTGGATCTGCTATTCGAGCACAGGACCTAAACGCTAACAACGACCAGGTCCTGTTCTCTGCACAGGAGCGTAAAGAACGCAGTCTTGATGCCACAGGTGGTTCATTGACTGGTCAGTTGGACATGCAGACCAACAAGATCATCAATCTTGGTACACCCACGGCTAACGCTGATGCATCAACTAAAGCCTATGTAGACAGCACTGTTGGTACTGTCAGCTCCTATGCCACTAGTGCTTCTGCAAGTGCGGCGGCTGCTTTGGCGTCTGAAACTGCTGCAGGTACCAGCGAAACAAACGCTGCTACATCTGAAACCAATGCGGCTACGAGTGCAACTAACTCTGCAACGTCAGCCACTAACTCTGCTACTTCTGCAACCGCTTCTGCTACCTCTGCAACGGCTGCTGCAACGTCTGAAACCAATGCAGCTACAAGTGAAACCAATGCTGCTACATCAGCCACTGCTGCGTCTGCCAGCGCTACCAGTGCTGCTAGTTCTGCTGCATCTGCACTTGCTGCATTTGATAACTTTGATGATACCTATCTAGGTGCCAAAGCAAGCGATCCAACTGTTGATAACGACGGTGATCCTTTGACTGGTGGTGACCTGTACTACAACACTACATCCAACGTGATGAAGGTGTACACAGGTTCTGCTTGGGTTATTGCTTATGTACCTGGTGACGCTGCAAACATCACCTCTACAGCAACTGGTGATGTAGCTGCTACTAACGTACAAGATGCTATTGCTGAACTGGACACAGAGAAAGTACCCCGTACTTCTACTACTGGTTCTGCCAAACTTCCTGTTGGTACTACTGCACAACGTGACGGATCACCTGCGTCAGGCATGATCCGCTACAACACCACAACTTCTAGCTTTGAAGGCTATGGGTCTGCGTGGGGTGCAATTGGTGGTGGTGCTACTGGTGGTGGCACAGATAGCTGGGCTTTAGAACATGACAACACTGTTACCACTAGCTACACGATTAGCACTGGTAAGAACGTTGTTAGTGCTGGTCCTTTGACTATCAATAGCGGTGCAACTGTCACCGTTCCTTCTGGTTCAACTTGGGTGATTGTTTAATTATGGCTTTTACTATTAATGGTCAAGGTGAATTTGGCGGCACTCAATCCGTCCAAATTCCTTCAGGAAATACAGCAAACAGGCCAGCTAGTGCTGATGCTGGTGAAATCCGGTTTAACACGGACAACGGTGAAATGGAATTTTGGTCAACTACTAGCAGTCCAGCTCAATGGAGAAAAGTTAAGGAAGGAGAATTGCCTGCTTTCTCTGTACGCTATTTGGTTGTTGGAGGAGGTGGAGCTGGTGGTTCTACTGCTTATTCTTGGGTATGCGGCGGTGGCGGTGGTGCCGGTGGTTATCTAGCGGCATCTAACGATACTTCAACTTTTAGCTTGAATACTGCTTATACAGTTACTATTGGTGCTGGTGGAGCACGGACAGTTGGAAATAGCACCACCCGATATGCGGGTAATAATGGCGCGAATAGTGTTCTCGGTACCCTGACCGCTATTGGCGGTGGTGGAGGCGGCGGTGGCCAGATGGCTAACTACACTATTGCTGAAGCCCACGGTAAAGACGGTGGATCCGGTGGTGGTGCTAGTGGATACGGTAATTATGGAACAGGCGGCCTAGTTGGATCTGGTACTACTGGACAAGGTAATAATGGTGGCGGTCCTGCAAGTAACCCCAACTACGCTGGCGCTGGCGGTGGTGGTGCCGGTGGTGTTGGTGTTGATGCCAGTGGTGCCCTTGTCTCTTACGACACCGGTGGTGATGGTGGTCCTGGTGTGTCAAATGACATTAATGGTACTGCTGTTATTTATGCCGCTGGTGGTGGTGGCGGTACTTACACCAATACTACTGTTGCAGCCCAAGGTAAAGGTGGCTCTAACGGAACTGGTGGTCGTGGTGGTTTTAGGCAAGCTGCTGGACAATACGCAGAACGTATTGGTTCAACCCCAGGCTCAGGTGGTGGTGGTGGAGGCGGCTATGACTCAGTAGCCGATGAACTCGATGGTGGTGCTGGTGCAGACGGAGTAGTAATTATTCGCATTCCAGATTCTTACACCGCAACATTCTCAGCTGGTGTGACTTTTACATCTACCGCTGTCCCTGCTGACAATACTACTATTTATGAGTGTACTGCGGGAACTGGAACTGTAACCTTTGCACTCGCATAATTATGAACATTATTGAATTCGTTGCTGATCAAGTAAAAACAATTAAACAAGAGGCACATTCATTGTTGTCATCAACAGATTGGTATGTGACTCGTCAAGCTGAAAAAAACGTTGACATTCCAGCAAATGTTTCTACATACCGAGATGCCGTTCGCAGTGTATCTGATCAAAGGTGTGCATTATTTAACGGTGTCACTACTGAAGACGCCTACTTTGCAGTTCTCAGCACTAAAAATAGTTGGCCTGCTTGGCCAGAGGAGGTTGAATAATGGGAATTAGAATTAACGGATCAACATCCGGTTATACAGAAATAGATGCACCCGCTGAAGGCGGTAACGGTACTGCTGGAATTATTCTGCCTTCGGGTTCAACTGCTGACCGTCCTGCTAGTGGTTCAGCTGGTCAGGTTCGGTTTAACACTACGACTGGCCAATTGGAGTTTTGGTCTTCAACTGATTTCGTTCCTCAATGGCGAAATGTTGGAGATACACCTCAACCTAATCCTCTTATTGATTTCTTAGTTATTGGCGGAGGAGGCGGTGGCGCTTCTGCAGGCGGTAGTGGCGGTAGTGGCTCTGGTGGTGGTGCAGGTGGTTATAGAACTAGCTATGGCTCAGGCAATATTTCTGGCGGACTTTCAGCCGTAGAAACCGGCATTGTGTTGACCACTGGCACTCAGTACACAGTTACCGTTGGTGCTGGTGGCGCAAGTAAAAGTGACAATGGTGCTTCTTCAGGAAATTCAGGGTCTAATTCTGTATTTCACACAATTACATCTACTGGCGGCGGTGGTGGCGCCCGTGGTGGTGGTAGCAACACCGCAGGTTTAGCAGGTGGTTCTGGTGGTGGCTCTGGCGGCACTGGAACTCCTGGCGCTGGAACTTCAGGGCAAGGCTTTGACGGTGGCCAAGGTTCAGCAGCAGGTAACTACGCTTGTGGCGGCGGTGGCGGTGCTGGTTCTGTAGGCACTGACGCTACTGCAGCCAATGTTGGTGGTAACGGTGGCAACGGCATTTCTTCTTCAATTACAGGCACTGCAGTAACCCGAGCTGGTGGCGGTGGTGGCGGTGTTTACTACAGCGGCACATCTGGTACGGGTGGCTCAGGCGGTGGCGGTGACGCTGGTTCTCCTGGCAACGTGCAAGACGGAACAGCAAATACTGGTAGCGGTGGCGGTGGTCTGAGCTGGCTTAACGGTACTGCTCAAAGCCAGCCAAGTGGAGCTGGTGGATCTGGTGTTGTTATCCTCAGGTATCCAAATACTTATACGGCTACATTTAGTAGTGGTGTAACTCAAACCACTAGCACTGATGGCGACGATAAAGTGTCAGTCATTACTGTTACAACTTCAACATCTGAAACCGTTACGTTTAGTACATAAGGAGGCATAACATGAGCAGTATTAAAACAAATGCTATGCGTCACCTTGACGCTAGCTCTAATGCCTTTGACCTAGACCTCAACGGCAACACTACATTTAACACAAGTGGTCTAGTAACAGCTACCAAAGCAAACCTTACCGTACCTACCCGCTCAGACATTAGCGGCAGCGTTACTTGGGACTTAGCTAACAACAATCAGAACTTCCGTCTTACTGGAAATGTGACTGCTGTTGCAGCTCCTAGCAATGTTGTTGCTGGTCAAACTGGTTCTATCTTTATTGAACAAGACACCACTGGTGGTCGCACCATCGGTGGTTGGAACTCTGCTTGGAAATTTATTGGTGGTGCAGCTGGTGCACCGGTGCTAAGCACAGCCGGGGGTGCGGTGGATCGTCTGGATTATGTGGTTAGGTCCGCAACAGAGATTCATGTCGTCACTACCCTGGGTTATGCATCATGAGTTTATTTGGTAATTCAGTTCTCGCGGGGTCTGCCGGTCAAGGGCCGTCTGCAGACCTTGGCGACACTATTGATCAGAGTTTGCGGTTTAGTGGTTCGCAGTATTTAACTGGTCCTACAGGCACATCAACAAGCACCTACACATTTTCGGCTTGGGTGAAAAAGGCTTTTCTTCAAACTAACAGAACGTCTGGATACATATTAGGTTTAAATACTAACGGCAATGGATTTGGTTTTTATACAGACCAACTCAGCTCATCCTTGCCCTCTTATTACTCTGCTGCCAGATTTAGAGACCCTTCTTCTTGGTATCACGTTGTCGCTAATACAACAGGCCAATATTGGATTAATGGTGAAGCTGTATCAGACTCACCATCAAGTTTAATAAATCCATCTAATGATGCATTTGTAATTGGTACATTATATCCCGCGCAAGCTTCATCTTATGGATGGGTTGGTCAAATAGCACAAGTTTATCTTGTTGATGGTCAAGAGCTTGACGCTGATGACTTTGGCAAATACAACAAAGACGGTGTATGGGTGCCACAGGATTACACAGGTTCTTATGGCACTAATGGTTTCCATTTAACTTTTGACAGCAGCCAAACCAACGGCATTGGTCATGACTCAAGCGGCAACGGCAACGACTTCACCGCAACTGGTTTTGACACCGCTGACATCAGCAGCAGCAACACCGACAACGACGTTGATTACAACGATACGCCGACGAGTAATTATGCAACATATAATCCTCTTGTAAATAACGATGAGCCTACTTTTAATCAAGCTAATTTAGACGGCACCTTTAACAACGGTATAGCTTGGGCTACGCAAGAGTTACCAGACAAGCATCTTTATTGTGAGTTTGTTAGAACAGCTGGCGATCGTTTTGCTGCTGGTGTTTGGGATGCTGAGGACGAATTTGAAAAAGGTTCTGCTAGCGATAATGATTACGCTTTTGGCATTGTTTATTCTGAATTTGGCGGCTCAAACAGAATTTACAATGAAAGCACAACAGCTTCTCAAACTGGATTAACTGCTTACAGCACTGGCGACGTTCTTGGTGTTGAGTGGCGAGGTGACTTAGCTACTCGTCAAGTTAATTTCTACATAAATGGAACGCAAGTTGGCACCTCAGAAAACGTAGCTGCTGGTGGTCGTTATTACTTTGGAGCACATCGTGCAGGAGGTTCTACTGGACCAAGCGTTCAAGTTAATTTTGGTCAAATGCCGTTTGTAGCCGCACCCACTGGCGTGAGTAACACAACTCATGGGATGCAAACCAACAACCTGCCTGAGCCAACGATTAAGAATGGCAAGGATCATTTTGAAGCTATTATCTGGGATGGCGATGGTAATGATGATAGAGATATAACAACAACTGAAAGTTTCCAACCTGATTTTGTCTGGATTAAACGCCGTAGCTCCACTTTAGATCATGGCTTGTTTGATAGCGTTAGAGGTGGAAGCAAAATTCTCTATTCAAACCTTACAATTGGTGAAGATACTAGCAGCGTTAATATAAAACAATTTAATTCTGATGGTTTTAGATTAGGAACTGGAGCACAAGTTAATGCGTCTGGTCAAACCTACGTTGCTTGGTGCTGGAAAGCAGGTGGCACTGCTGTTTCAAACACTGATGGCACGATTACAAGCAGCGTGAGTGCTAACACTGATGCTGGGTTTTCAATTGTCAGCTATACAGGCAACGCTACAAATGGCGCAACTGTTGGCCATGGGTTGGGTGTAACGCCTGAATTTATAATTCTCAAAGACCGAGACACTGCGGTTAATTGGATTGTTTACAACAAAGGAGTTGACTCAACTAATCCAGAACAATTCTTTCTGCATCTAAACAGCGATGTTGCAAGACAAGATCTTGGCGATGTTTTCAACGACGTGGCACCAGGGTCAAGCGTGTTCACACTTGGAAATTCAACGCAATCCAATGGCAACACTAAGAAATATATTGCCTACTGCTGGCACTCTGTGGAAGGGTTTTCAAAATTTGGCAGTTATGAAACTAACGTAAATAGCAACGGCCCATTTGTGTACTTAGGGTTTAAGCCGGCTCTAATAATTTTGAAGAATATAGACGAGACCACTTCTGTTAGTTGGAAGCTTGCAGATAGCACTCGGGCACCAGCAAATCTCTCTACCGGTATAAGATTATATGCTGCAAGCGATGCCGCAGAATCTACTCATTCAAACGAAGCAGTAGATTTTCTTTCCAATGGCTTCAAAATTAGAGGCACTTCAAACTCACAAAATGCGCCAAATGTAAACAAAACGGTAATATATATGGCTTGGGC